TTTTTAAAAAAATTTAGTGATTGGACATGGGAACAAGAAGTTAGAAAAGGAATACGAGAAGATCCAAAGTATGTTACATGTAGGAGATATAAAAGACGAAAGGCAAAAAATGGGCAAGAAGTTTGCCTATACAGAGGAGCAAATGACACATATACTTTGGTGGTAGAAGGGCAATGCCCCATGGAATTTAGGTGTAAATACGACCCAAATAGTAAAGAACCAAATATAGATAGCGTGGTAGATTCGTTAAATGATAGTTTTAAGTAGGTAAAAATGACACAAAAAACATTAGAAAAAGGTTCAATTTGGGAAAAAGCCGATACTAATGGTGATGGTATGGTAACTGATAAAGAAATGGCGATCAAAGAACGTATGGTGCTTTTAGAAAACCGTGATAAAAAAGAAGATCAACAAAGACATCTTGTGTGGTTTTCTGCGCTTACAGTAACAACTTTCATCATAGTGTTAATGACACCTCTTGTTCCTATCGAAAGAATTGACCACCTCTCAGGAATTGCCGAAATTTGGGTATTATCGAACATGGGCGTTTTAGCCTCTTTCATTGGGTTTAATCAGCTTGCAAAGAGAGCAGATAAAGGAGAAGTAAAATGAGTTTATTAACCACACTTGTTGGACCTGTTACAGGGTTATTAGACAAGTTTATAGAAGACAAAGATCAGAAAGCGGCTTTGGCGCACGAGATAGCTACTATGGGCGAGAAACATGCGAAGGAGCTGGCACTCGCGCAAATTAAAGTAAATCAAGAAGAGGCGAAGGGAAATTGGTTTCAGTCGTCGTGGCGACCCTTGATTGGCTGGATTTGCGGATTGTCGTTAATGATAAATTATCTTGTCTCGCCAATCTGCGCAGGATTTGGTATAATTATTCCACAAGCGGATATGAGTGTAATGATGCCGTTATTGCTTGGAATGTTAGGAATCGCAGGGATGCGCAGTGTAGACAAGGCGTTTAAAACAGACACAAAGGGGAAATAAAATGGCTTTTAAATTATCACAAAGAAGTTTAGGGCGATTAGATGGGGTAAAGAATGAGTTACATTCGGTTGTTGTTAAAGCCATAGAGCTTACCAATGTTGATTTTGGAGTTATATGTGGGCTAAGAACAGAGAAAGAACAAGAAGACCTTGTAGCTCGTGGGGCATCACAGACGATGAAAAGTAAACACCTTACGGGAGATGCTGTGGACTTAATGGCTTATATTTCTGGAAGGGCGAGCTGGGAGTTGAATCTGTACGACGACATAGCGGACGCAATGAAAGAAGCCGCAGTACGAGAAGGCGTTAAAATTCGTTGGGGTGCAGCATGGCAAATAAATGACTTTCGTGATTGGGAAGGCACAGCAGAAGAAGCTATGAACGCCTATATAGATCTAAGAAGAAGTCAGGGTAGACGACCCTTTATTGATGGACCACATTTTGAGCTGATGTAATGCCTTTAAAGAAAGTAGTATTTAAACCTGGGGTTAACCGCGAAAACACTCGATATACTAACGAGGGTGGGTGGTATGACTGCGATAAAATACGCTTTCGACAAGGTAGTCCTGAGAAGATAGGTGGGTGGACACGTATATCTGATAACACGTTTGACGGAAAAGCTAGATCTCTACGTGCATGGACAACGCTTGGAAGCATACCTCTGGTAGGTGTTGGCACACACAAGAAGTTTTACATAGAACAGGGCGGGGCGTACTATGACGTTACACCTGTACGTAAAACTACAACCAACGCAGCAACTCTCGCGGCATCAAACGGGTCTACTACCATAACAGTAACAGATAGTGGGCATGGGGCAGAAGTAGGAGACTTTGTTACTTTTGCAGGTTTTGTTACGTTAGGTGATGCTATAACAGCTGCTGTACTTAATAAAGAACACGAAATTACAGCTGTAACCTCCGCAAATGTGTATACGTTTACAGCTACAGCTACAGCTACAGGCAGTGATTCAGGTAATGGTACGTCTGGAGCTAGTGAAACAGCACAGTACCAAGAAAATATAGGGAAAGAAGGACAAACCCCATTAACAGGTTGGGGCGCAGGAGCTTGGAACGAAGCAGGAACAACATGGAACAATAGTGGTACAACTTCTTTTGGTATTCGTTTATGGCATCAGCAAAACTTTGGTGAGGATCTAGTGTTAGGGTTTGATGGTGGTAAATTATATACATGGGACGCTACAAACGGTACATCTACCAGAGGTGTGCTTGTATCTACTTTATCAGGTGCATCAGGAGTTCCTACCACACACAATAACATAGTGGTATCCGACGTAAGTCGTTTTGTATTTTGTTTGGGGGTTAACCCAGTAGGAAGTTCTGATATAGACCCCTTGTTGGTTCGGTGGTCTGACCAAGAAAGTTTAGTAGATTGGACACCTGCGGCTACAAATCAAGCGGGTAGTCTACGTTTATCGCAAGGATCAAGGATCGTGACAGGCGCAAACTCACGTCAAGCTGTCTTAATATGGACAGATGCAGCCCTATACTCCCTTCAGTACGTGGGTGCGCCTATCGTGTGGGGGGCTACATTGGTTGGAGAAAACATATCTATAGCTTCTAAAAACGCTGTAGCGTATGCAAACGGTGTAGCCTACTGGATGGGAACAGATAAATTCTACAAGTATGATGGTAGAACAGAAACACTTAAATGTGACTTGAGAAGGTACGTATTTAACGATTTCAATGCTGACCAGTACGAACAGGTGTTCGCAGGTACAAACGAGTCTTTTAATGAAATATGGTGGTTTTACTGTGCGTCTAGTTCTACTGTGCCAGATAGATATGTTATATATAACTACTCTGAGAATGTGTGGTATTTTGGTAATTTAACACGTACAGCATGGATAGAGTCAGGAGCTAGGGATCACCCTCTTGCAGCTACCACATCAGGTAAATTAGTGGAGCATGAGCAGGGGTTGGACGATAACGAGACAGGCACACCTGCGGCTATCTCAGCATTTATAACGTCTGCAGATTTTGACCTTGACGATGGTGACAGGTTATTCTTGGTAAATAGAGTTATGCCTGATGTAACCTTTGATGGGTCTACTATAGATAATCCATCTGTCACGTTAACACTAGACCCATTAACGAACTCAGGGGCGGGTATAAAAACAACACCCTCAGAAGGCGGTAACAGTAATGGCACAGTGACACGTTCTGCTACATCACCCGTAGAGGCTTTTACAGACCAGTTGAACGTACGAGTTAGAGGACGACAGCTTAATTTTAAGATACAATCTACAGGTACAGGTATACAATGGCAGTTGGGGTCGCCTAGACTTGATATGCGACCTGATGGGAGGCGTTAATGAGTGTAGATTTAACAGATTATGACGTGCTTTTTCGCTCACCTGCTTTACCCTTACCAAGAAATGAGTATAGCAGAGAAGAAGCCATGAAGTTAAACGATGCTTTACGTTTGTATTTTAGTCAAATTGACGAGCAGTTTAGAAAAACTACACTAAAAGATCAATCTGATGCGCAGGGGTGGTTTCTTAGCTAATGGCAAATAATTATAAAAATTCTAAGGTAGACCTAACAAGCACAAGTATAACCACGTTGTACACATGCCCTGCAAGTACCACAGCTCTTGTAAAGTCTATATTAGTATCAGATGACTCAGGTAGTGGTGATACGATAACATTAACCATAACAAGCGGATCTGACGTGTTTAGTATATATAAAGTAAAAGCTGTAGGCGCAAATGGTACGGTAGAGCTACTGACAGCCCCTCTTGTTGTACAAGCATCAGAGATACTAAAGGTAACAGCAGCAACAGCAAACAGACTACACGTGGTAGCAAGTTATCTGGAGTTAACATAATGGAGCTAAAAGACAGCAAGAAAGAAAAACTAAGTTATAATCAAGTCCTGCTTGGGGCTATAGAGAATATGAAAAGTTCAGGACAAATACCAGAGAATGTTAATAGAAAAGATGCAGCTGCAAAGATCCTCCAAGAGATTGGGGGTAAGAACGTGCAGACCGTGCAGATAGGGAATAGTATATTTGTGGGGGTATACAACAAAGAAAAAGATAATATGTATGTTAGAATATATAACATGGACGTAGGACGTAATGTTATTGACAATATGTATCAATACGGAGCATATGTGCAAAAGAAAGGTATTACGCACATGAGCGCACAGATAAGAAATGAACGTTTGCTACCTGCTTTAAGAGTGTTACAAAAACGACTTGAAAAATTAGATACGAATTTAGAGTTTGTTGAACTAGAAAACAGAGACGGGCATGCTATGTTTTTAAAATTTGGTGAAGAACCTTTACAAGAGGAAGCCGCATAATGGTAAATGCTATACAAGAAGTAGGTGATGCAGTAGGTGACGTTGTACGTAGTGTTGCCGATACTGCGGCTGACATAATACGTCCTTTTGGGGAAGAGATATTAGAAAACCCTGACCTAAAAACAGCTGTAAATGTAGCAGCGTTTGCAACAGGTAACTCATGGGCTATACCTGTGATTAACGGTGCAGATGCTGTTGATAAAGGGGCTGATCCTGGAAAAGTGTTAGCAAGTATTGTCGTTTCTACCGTGGCTGCACCTGTGTTAGATGCGGCTGGTAGTGTTGTAGCAGAGACATTAACAGATACTATAGGCTCAACTATGGCTAATTTTGTTACCGATACAGCCGTAAATGTTGCAACAAACGGTGGTGACTTTGAAACGGCTATCATAGGGGCAGGGTTAAAAAGCACCGATATAATTAACAAGACCACAAACTCTATAGTTGACCCGTTAAATATTGATACATCAACTGACCTAGGTAGGAAGTTAAACACAACATTAAAAACAGGTGTGTCCACACAGCTTCAAGGGGGAGATGGTGTTACAGCAGCCTCTGTTACACTTGCTAATAACGTAGTAATAAACCCAATACTAAAGCGTGGGGGTGAGTTATCTGAAGAAGCTTTAAAAGATGTATCTAATGTGTTGTCCGAAACCTTTGTAGCGAGTGCAAAAGGAGAAGATCCAGTAAACGCACTAAACAATAGCTTAAACAACGTAGCTACCGAAGACCTAAGAACACTAATAGGTGAAAGCGCAAAGAACTACATAGATCCTGTAGAAGAATTACCTATGGATACAGGAGAGATGCTAACTGAAGCGGTGTTACCTGATGTAGAAGGTTTTAAAGATAAACCCGACCCGTTACTAGCCGCGCAAGAAGAGTTTGAAAAGATAGACGCACCCCCTCCTGTTAGCCAACCTTTATCTCCTACATATACTCCACCTGATGCTCCACCAGGAGAAACTCCTTTAGGTGATGTGCCACCAATATCACCCGAAGCTCCTGTGGGTATACCTTTTGCACCTAAAGACCCTTTCCCTAAAATAGCTGAGAGGGATCTTTTAGATCCTAGTGGTAATATATATGGCGTAGATACTACACCTGCTATAAAACCTGTAGAAGAAGAATTAGGCGGTGTAATAGATCCTGCTGTGTTTAATCAAGAACAAGATATAACAGATATTATAGATGGTGATCGTAACCCACGATTAGATCCTACGTATGGAGAGGTATATAAAGATATAGAACAGGAAGCTACCACGATGGACCCAAGTGGTCCTAGAGTTATGAAAGATTTTATGTATACAGGTGATCCCGAAGAGTTTTATGATAGGACTCCCATCGCATTGCCTGATATAAGAGGGGAAAAGATTGACACCACAACTCTATCTGAAGACGTAGCCTCTGAACTATCTCAATATAAAACAGATCTTGCTAGAGGTGCAGATACCACGGTTGATAACTATCTTAAAGCGTTAGAAGCTATTGCTTTGACTAACGGGGATGAAGATATGTTAAAATTTGCTAGGGAAGGACAAAAAAAATATGAATTTGAAGGGCTTTCCGCAACCGCAGAATTTATAAATAACGAAGGAAAAGGTTATAATTGGTCAAAATTAGATAACGCTGTTTTAGAGCAGGGGGCAAACATAGCAGCTACTGTGCTTTCTGCCATAGGATTAACTGCTGCTACAGGCAATCCCGTAGTAGGACTAATGGGTCCTGTGGCTGTAGAATCTTTGCAGGTTATAGGTCCTATAGCCCTAGCCCAAGCGAAGAAAAATGGTAGAGAAGCACCGAACGCACAAGATTGGATGTGGGCTACAGGAGGAGCGTTATCTAGTGGCGTATTAAATGCTATACCTGTAGCGGGTAAATCACGAATAATAAGCCCTTCTCAAGAATTTGCTACTGAAGCCATACAAGAGGCTATACAAGATTATGCTAGTATTGCAGGTGTGCCTCTTGACAGCGAAGCATTTAAAGAGCTATCAGAGAACCTTAAAACTTATTTTGGGGCAGGTTTTATAGGGGGGACTGCTGCTACAACTATAGATACAACGGTAGACGCTGCAAAAATTGTTAAAAAAGCAGGTAATAAGGTTTACAACGATTTTGTTAAACCTGACACATCTACAGATATTCTAACGCCCCCTCCTCTCAAACCAAGTGATACAGCCATAAAACAACCTAGCTCTCCAGGATTTACCAGCACAGCTCTGCCAACGATAACAGCTTCCATATCTAATGCAGACAAGGACGCAATGATACGAGCTATGTATTCTGAAGCGAGTAATCAAGGTGCAGATGGTATGGCTGCTGTAGCGCATGTTATACTAAACAGAACCGCGGATACTAGATACCCTACTCGTCCCGAACTTGTTGTAAAACAACCTTATCAATTTTCTGCATTTAATTCAAAAAGCCAAGGTGGTAATAATCTTGTAAATATAGACACCAATAGTGCAGCTTATAAATCTACTGAAAAAATATTAAATGAGGTGCTATCTGGTAAAAAGAAAGATAATACTGGTGGAGCCACACACTACTGGAATCCTAGTGTTGTTAACCCTACTTGGGGCAAAACTATGTTAAATCAACATTCTGATGGCGGTATAAAAGTAGGAGATCATATATTTGCAGGTAAAATAGACCCAAAACCAGAAGTACAAGTAGACCCTAAAGTAGATCCTAAAGTAGATCCTAAAGTAGACCCTAAAGTAGATCCTAAAGTAGATCCTAAAGTAGATCCTAAAGTAGATCCTAAAGTAGATCCTAAAGTAGATCCTAAAGTAGATCCCAAAATAGCTTTTGATTTTCCTAACGAAGAACAAGAAGAAGAACAAATTTTAAGGTCTTTAATTGAACAACGAACACCCCCAACACCTAATATTTTAGGAGGTCTAGGAGGTAGAACTGTGCAAGTTGACCCACCAGAAACAGGAGAATTAGAGTATTTTTACGACTTTGAAGATATTTTTGCTAATCCTGAACAACGAAGTCTGTTGCGTTCTCCTTATGAAGCTAGTATAAATGTAGGAAGTGGTATTGAAGAGGTATTAAATGAGCTTAATAACCCAAATGAAGATTACACAGATAAAATATTACGGTTAGCAAGGGGTAATACATAATGGTTATGATATCGCAAAAACAAACTGACAGTTATGCTACTTCTGGTAAAAATTGGTGGGATAGTATAACTGGCGCAGCATCAGACGCGTATGACTATTTTCTTGGTTCAGACGATGATTTGTCTCCAACTATTTCATCTCAAGGTAGTAATTTAAGTAAAGCGTCTGACATATACAAGTTAATAGACGCATATAACGCAAGCACAAAAACTTCTTCTGGTGGGAGTAGCAGTGGTTCTTCCAGCGCAAACCCTTTTGGTAGGCTACTTGCATTGGGTGCAGGAGGGATAGGAGGGCTTCTTGCTCCTGATTTACTGTTCGGAAACAAAGATACAGCAGGGTACAAAGGGTCTGTGCCAGAGTATGACGCGGTTCGTGCGCGAGTACCAAATACATTTGACCCTAATAGACGACCTGGAAGTGGAGGACAAAGGTATTTTTCTGACACACAATTTGTGCCTAAAGGGCAAGGCGATGCAACTGCAGAAGCTATAGCTACAGAAGCAAAAGGGTTAGCATCTTTAAATCAAGCTAATCCCGCTAGTTACCCTGTAAAAACTATGAATATGGGGGGTCTCATAGAACTTATAGGTCAAAATCCCCAAATAATAGATATATTAGCATATTTGACTGCGGGTACAGGTTTAGGTGGTTTAGGGGCGGTAGGATTAAAAAAATATAAAGAGGCTGATAAGAAAAAATTTAACGTAGGTGGTATAGCCGCAGCTAAAAAAGGTATGTATTTAGACGGAGCTACCGATGGTATGGCAGATAAAATACCTGCTATGATAGATGGAGAACAACCTGCTATGTTAAGTGATGGTGAATTTGTAATTCCCGCTGATGTTGTTAGTCATTTAGGTAACGGTAACTCTGATGCAGGTGCAGACGAATTAGAAACTATGATGAACGAAGTAAGAATGGCTAGGACGGGAACTAAAAAACAAGCACCAGAAATAGACCCTGCAAATTTCTTACCTACTTAGGAGAATGTAATGTCAACAGTAGACTCTTTGAAAGATATAGAACTAACAAACCCTACTTCTGATGCGGCTACGGGTGTAGAATCGTCGCTATCTCCGTATGTTGGTCCTTATGTAACAGAGATGTTAGGTAGGGGACAAGGTCTTGCATCTATGCCTTATGAAGCCTACACAGGACCTTTAACAGCAGGTACATCAGATTTACAAACAAAAGCATTTGAAGGTATTGGATCGTTAAATATTCCTACAAGTAGCATGGGAGCGTTTACCCCTCAAACTTTTACGGGTGGTATAGCGCAACAATATATGAATCCTTATCTACAAGCCGCATTAGAACCTCAATTAGCGGAAGCTAGAAGACAGTCAGACATATCAGCCCTTGCTGACGCTTCTCGTTTAACTAAAGCAGGAGCTTATGGTGGTGGTAGGCAAGCTATAATGGACGCTGAAAGAGACAGAAATTTACAACAAAATTTATCTGCTTTAACAGGCAAAGGTTATTCAGACGCATATACACAAGCACTAGACCAATTTAATGTAGAACAAAACAGACAAAGAGGTGTCCAAGAAGATATAAATAAATATGGATTATCAGCTTTAGGTAAAATTGCTAATTTAGGTGGTGTACAACGAGGCATAGAGTCTGAAGGAGTAACTGCTGACAGGTTACAGTTTGAGGAAGAACGTGATTTTCCGTATAAACAAGTTCAATACATGCAGTCGTTACTACAACAATTACCTTTAGCGACAAAAGCGTATACTTATCAAGAACCCTCTCCTATAGATAGAATACTAAGTGGGGGCGTAAATACTCTTGAGCTTGCAGATACGTTTACAGATTTTTATAAAGAATTATTTAAAGAAGGGAGCTAACTTGTGTCTCTTACAAATGAATTAGACAAAAAAACAGGGATATACAGCGCATTACCTGAAGGACAACTTCAAGGTATGCAAATGGAAAATACGAAAAAATTACAGAAAGGTTTACCTTCTTCATTAATAGAACTATTAGCTATAAATAAAGCTATAGAAACAAAAAATAGCTATAAAAACGACATAATGTTGAAATTACAAGGTGATCCTAACTCTGTTAAAAATAAAAAAGCAAATCAGTTAGTAGAAATGGAGCGTGAAGAGTTAGGACTTGGTCCTTCGCAGCGTGACGTGGCTATGGGGTTAGCAAACGCTTTGCAAAACAAAAATGCTAAAGCTAATAAAAACATGCAAGCTATGGCTAAACTTGACCCTAGAATGATAAAGGCATTAGCGCAACAACGTGGGGGTCTTGGGGCTGTACCCAGGAAACCTATGAATCTTGCTGCTGGTGGCTTAGTTCCTGGGTACTTTGTTGGTGGTATTTTGTCAGGAATAGGCACGATTGGGCGATCTCTTTTACAACCTCTTGCTACAAGTTCTAAATTACTAAAACCTAAACTTCCACCTAAACCAACAGGCACATCTTTAGTGCCATACAATCGTAGTAAAGTAGGTCCATATTTAGGAGCAAAAAGAACATATGAAACTCCTCTTGGGTTAGGGCTGATGACCTTGCCTTTTGGATTTATGGGGGGTATTCCAGACAAACCTGAAGAACAAGAAACACAAAAAAAGACAACTCCAGAAATAAAACAACCTACTCCTAAAACACCAGAAGGCGTACCAGAAAAAGAATCAAGAGGTGATGCGCTTGATAGATTAAAATATGTGTTTAGCACTCCTGGGGGGTTTCAAAATTTAGCTAGGGCGGGTCAACAATATGCTCAAAAACAATTAAAAAACGAATTAGCTGAGAAAAAGTTAAATATAGATTCAGAAACTGCTAAAGCCGCAGCAAAACTAGCTAACGTAAAACAACAGTCTTTAGATGCTAGCAAATTACTAGCTAGTATGAGTACAATCCAAAACCAAATAAATGAAATAACTAAAGACGTTATGGACAGTCAGTTGGCAATGACTTACAACACTAATATTGAAAAACTTAGACAAGATCCTGATAACGAGTCATTAAGGGCAGAGGTGCAATCTCAGGAAGCTATGCTAGAAGCGGCTATATTAAATAGGGTTGAGGCTTTCCAAAAAGAACAAGGTGGAGAGAACTTGTTTGCGCAGTTACGAGCCATACAGCGTTTGTTGTACGCAGGAGATATAGATAGAAGCCAACCTGCAAAAGTAGTTCAATCTTAAAGGAGTGCAATGCCTACTTATGAAATATACAAAAAAGATGGCACTCCTATAAGAATTGAAGGTCCTGAAGGCGCTTCAACTGAGGATCTACTTGACTTATATATAAAACAACGTTTAGCCCCAAGAAAGAAACCTTCTAGTGAAGACAGACTAGAAGCTATGCTAGAACCTGCTAGAGAAGCCCAAAGAAAAAAACCCGTAACTTTTGGGCAAGCAGCGGTTGATTTACCAAAAAGTTTGTTAAGAGGCGCAACTGGAATAGCTGAATCAGGTTTATTAGGAGCCGTTACTCCTTTGCCTGAATTTTTAGAAGACCCTGCAAGGAAAGGCATACAAACTCTAGGTGGGGGTATACAAAATATACTAGCGCCTCCTCCAAATATACAAGCTAAAGGATGACGAGTTTCAGTTAGGTGAAGTTGCTTCAAAGTTTGGAGAGGCTTTAGGTTCTTTTGGGGGTATTCTTGGGGCAACTGCTTTTAACCCTTTAGTAGGTGCAGGGTTAGCTGTATCAGCAGGGGCAGGTGAAGCCAGTGAAAGAGCGCGAGCTGCTGGGGCTAAAGAAAGCGAAAGGGCAAAATCAGCCCTTTTCGGTGCAGGGGTAGGAGCCTCAGAGCTTATATCACCTTTACGAATTATAGGTAAATTTAAAAGAAATGTAGGTAACAACGTAACTGACGACATTTTAACCAGAGGCAGAAGAATCCGTAATGAAGCTGGTGCAGAAGGAGTACAAGAATTTTCTGCGGCTGTTGGGCAGAACCTAATTGAAAAAGGTATATATAATCCTGAACAAGGATTTTTTACGGGTTCTGGAGAAGCTTTAGGTTATGGCGCAGGAGTTGGTGGGTTTGTTCAAGCCATCACAGAAATGATAATGTCAAGGAGAGGAAGAAAAAATGTTCCAAAAGTTGACGACGAAGGAGATGGAGATGGCGTTAAAGTTGGTTTACCAGACGATTTACCAGACGGACCAAAACAACTCGAACGAGATACACGTCCCCTACAAATTGAAAAAGATACACCCCCTAGAATGGGCCTTATTGAGTCAGATGGTAGACGTGATGATGCTAGAGAAGGAACACGAGACCCATCACTAGAGAGCCTAGTAGACTTTTACGGCACTTTGGAGGGACCTGCACTAGAAGCAAAAGCTGCGGAAGATTTAGATTCGTTGTATAGTGACGCTAGGGTACAACAAGACATAACAGATAAAAATATAAAAACAACTACTCCCAAAGAAACCGTATCAGAGCTTACAGAACAACCCAGATATAAAAAAGGTTTTCAACCAGAAGAAACAAAACAGGCAAATGAAAAAGCAGAGTCTGTATACAAAAAGAATTTAGAAACAAAATATTATCTTGAAGAAGGACAAAAACCTAGAGAGCTAGAACAATTTAATCTTTCAAAAAGAACCTCCTCGTTAGACATGGATGATCTACCTCTGCAGGATAAGAATAAGGTAATAGCTTTGATAGAATCTAAACCCCCACGAGAAAGAGGAAAATTTACAGGTGAGTATCCTAATATAGATTTTCTTGTAGCTCAAACTCTTAGTAAAGATCCTAATGTAGAAAACGTTTTAGATGAAGCAGCGTACCAGATGCGGTTTCCTGAAAGAGAAGCAGAACCAGAACTACCCGAAGATCCTACACCTTTACAAAGACTAAGAGCTATAGAAAAAGCTAAAACGAAAGAAATAAAAAAGTTTGATGCAAAACCAAGAGCTATAATAAGTCCTGATGTAGCGCCATTTAATCCTGCCGTGGACAAAGATTTTGATACATACATAGCTAAACTAGAGGCACGAGAGCAAAAAGGAGAAAAAGTATTTTTGTATGGTAAACAGGTTGATTCTTCAGGAGTCTACTATAGAGGTATGAAGAAGAAGATAACCCCAAAAGGAGAGAAGCCGTACTTTTTAAATAATACGGGGCAAGAAGCTGCCTTAAGAGTCGCGGTTTGGGTAGATAACAACTTGTCTCCAGAGGGGAAGACTTGGTTTAAAAACAGAGTAGAGTTTTATAGTCAAGACAAACCTATAGGCACTAAAGCACAACAAAACATAGTCAGAACAAAAAAGCCTGTAGAAGTTAAAAAGGTGGAAGAAGAAGCCGAAAAAGACAGAAAACAAAGTCAAAAAGATGAAAAACTTTTTAAAAAACAATTAGTAGATCCTACTACAGGGAAACGGTATGACGAAGATGTAGTAGGAGATCTTGGTTATTTTAGCCCGAAGACAGGAAAAATAGAACCCATTGACCCAAAGAAAAGAGCAGAGGCTAAAAAAAGATTAGATAAACTCTCTGTTTTACCTTTTAGTAATATAAAAAAATACGATGCTTACGATAGTAAAACTCAATTTGATCCAGTGGGGCGTGAGCTAAAAAAAGAAAATGCTTGGGATAGGTCGGTTAGAGAAGCTAAAATAATATTAATATCTCAATATACTTTTGGAGTAGGTTTTTATACTGAAGGAGACATAAACGAGTTAGCAAAAGATTTATACCAATTTAAGTATAAAAAAGAATATTTAGGTTTAAAAAGTAAAGAAGAACGGAAGGCAGAAACAGACAAGCTAAGAGAAGAAAAAAGAAAGTATGGCGAAGAAGCTCGTAAACTTAGAGCAGAAAAACGTTTTGTAAGAGAAAAACTTAATGTAAAGAAAAAATTGTCTAGTACGGAAGCTGTAGCTTACGCTATGTATCTTGCACGTAAGAATAATTTGTTTAAGAGAAAAGAAGTAGACGTTAAAAAAGATGTAGATAAAGAGTTTACGTTAACTAAAGATGCTGTTATTGATCTTGAGTATCCGTTGTCCACCCTAGCTATAGATCATCTAGGTAATAATAGATTATTTGAAGCTTTAAAAGTTTTAGGTTTAGATACTAATAACAAAGTAGTATCTAACGTTGCTAATAAGTTTGCGGACTTAGTGGGTACAACAGAAGTTGTTATAGTAAAAAATTTAAAAGTAAATGGTGAAACAGCAGCGGGTGTATTTGATCCAAAAACAAATACTATAAGGTTAGACGCAGAGTTTGGTATGACCCCTCACGTGTTACTACATGAGATGGCACACGCTCTAGCTTCCGCAGAATTAGCAAAAAAATCAAGTCCGTTTACTAAACAAATAAACAACATATTTGAGCAGGTTAAAGATAAATTAGGCA